TGCTATGATATATCTTGGCTGTTACAGTTAGGATCTTATCGGTAGACACGGGCCTATACTTACTGGTAAACCAGTCTGGTATAGGCTTGCGTAGAAACCTCCGCACATAGCCATTTTCTGATGAATGATTAACATTCATATTGACTATGTGATCCTTATGTCGTGTTAAACCGCACGACATATAGGGATCTGGGGCAATTTCCTCGTTATCATACTGCTCAATGAGTATGGCAACAAGGATAGCCTCAGCCATGGTTCCCGGTTGACATCTCTGTCGACCCGAACTACCCCGATGTACCACCCAGGCTTCACAAGCCAGGCGGTACAGTGTTCGCCCATCTGGGCCATACTTCTTTAGTATGGTCTGTTGCAGCTTTGTTGACAGGTGTTGGAAAGGGATGACAACCCCAACCGCACACTGCCAATCAAAAATGCTCTCCCAGGTGAGAGATCCTTGGACAGGTGTAAAGAAAGGAACGCAATTCCTGATGAAAGTCTTACCAGAGAATTCGGTAAGCCTTCCACCATATGACTTGTGTAATGAAAGAGGTATTCCAGCCTCTCGCATGACCCTGACATATTTCTTATACATCTTCTGCGAATGGACAACGACATCATCACCAAGCACATAATATGGGCTTGTGTGATATCCTAGGTGAGCACTTAAGCTCTCTAGTAACACATTATGGGTTAATCCCAATAATGCGAAACTAGGTAAAGTTCCTAGTGGTTGTCCAACCGTCCAAGTGGAGAGATATCCAAAGTTTGACCATTTATGACGAGCCATCCATGTAAAAAGATGCAAGGATGATCGTTGGCTGTATGATAAATTCATCGCCGTGGTCAAATACTTACTCCATGCCATAGGCAGGTAGTCAGTAGCTTTACTTATGTCAATAGAATGGATATAACGTCCTTTCATATTGATCCTATCCGAAATAAGTTGATCAAACTTATTCTGGTCGTAGGTACAATCTTGGGGCATCCGTCTCAAGATTTGGTAAAGCCGTGAGGATATCGGCGCTAATGCCCTCTGCAGAAACCGATTCGGTACTGCTATGGGTCTATACCCATCACCATCCTTTGCAAGATAGTGAATGTTTCCCACATAGAAGCCCCCTTCTAGTCTACGAGAGACTAATGGGGATATGAGAGTGTCGTCGAGTGTCAACTCGAATACATCCTCTTTTACTCCTTTGTTGAGAGTTGTAAAAAGATAATCCCGGAGTGATTCGGGAATGGAATCATCATAAGCCAGAATGCTTAAGAAGATCCCAACATCTTCATCATAAGAAACGGATTCCTTATGCGTGAAATTGTAATCTTTATATATCTCAGGGAAAACTGCCTCGACAACCTTACTCGAGTCAGTGGAAGATAGCGTCAAGCTTCTCCATTTCTTCCAATAGGTCACCCACTCTTCAACGGTTAAATGATTTGCCATGAAGTAGAAGCTACTCGATTTACAATCTCGAGTGCGTCTCCATTTATGTATTAAATCATTGGTTGTTGTTCTCTTAAGAATGGCACACCAATCTACCATGAACTTGGGTGGAACATGATATTTGGAAATACCCTTTAGGTGGTAGTGAAAACCACTGCATACCTTCTCCGGATCAGGCTTAATCTCATAAGAATACAAAGTCTTAATAAAATTAAAAACAAAATGCGGATGGGTAAGGGTATATTCACACAATTTACGGAACCAGATGTTTTGTCTGATTCCGGGGTCCTCTATAGACCTACATGAACTGTAGGTCTTGAGACAAACCAGAAGTTTTTTAAACTTCCGGCGCGCCTCAGCAGGGCCATTGTGTTTTGCTAAGTATCGAAACTTACTGAGATAATAACGTTTTAGTTTATTATCCAGCGGGATCGATCGATAGTATATCACATTTATCATAG